TTAGCTTTTGGGGCATCTACGAAATTGAAACTATGGGACGAAAAACGGGTGAATTGGGTTTACATTGGTTGGATTGTTCAGAAGTACGTATAGAACCCAAAGATTTGAAAGAAAATTTCATGGATTTTTATGGCAACTGTGTTTTACATCCAAAACCTCCCTTGATGGCAGCCATCGAAAAGAAATCAACGGGTATAACCCTGGTTAGCGTTCTACAAGAGTTGAGAGGAATGCAAATTCGTCAAATTGAGAGAACAATTGCTTCAGGTAGCAAAACTCAACGTTTTCTTGAAATGCAGCCTTTTATTGCATCCAAAAGAATTTCATTTACTTCCCATGCAAAACATATGGATTCTTGTATTAAGCATATGAGCAAAATAACCGCAAACAATACGCATAGACATGATGATATAGCCGACACATTATCAGATGCCATCCGTATCGCTTTCATTGAAAAAACACTGTATTCTAATGAAAGTCGCCAAGAAGATAGGGCGAAGATTCTGACTAATATGAATCAATCCCTCCAACGTAAAATAAAAGCCAGGACGGCAGCTTATGGCGGAAATCGCTAAAAAACATACGGATAGGTTAAAACAACTCAAAAAGTCAGTTGAAGAAGCGCAAGAGTATTTCGGTGATAATGTAAAACGTTACCATGAGTTTACCAGTTTCGTTTTTAAATCTTCGTTAAGTGACAATGAAGCATCCACTCTGGCAGAGCGTGGTCTTCCTACCATTGAATTTAATATCCTTGAGGCCTATATCTCCCGTCTTCGTGGAGAATTCGCCAAGCAACAGCCATCATTAACAGTGCGTGCCGCAGACGGTGTTCCTCTTTCAATGCTAGATAAACAATTCACAGCAACCCTCGAAGTTGTAGAGGCGCATTTGCGTGCTATCTTTTTTGATGGCGCAAATGACATGCTTGAATACAATATTTATTCAGATTTGCTTGCTGGTGGTTTTTCCGTAATGCGTGTTTATACCGATTACGTCAATGAGATGAGCTTTGAACAAAATATTTGTATTGAGAGAGCCTTTGACCCAACGCTTTGTGTTTTTGATCCATTAGCCCGGGATTCTCATAAAGGAGATGGACGATTTTGTGCAGAACTTCATCCTATGACACGCGAAGAATTCGAGAAAGAATTTGGAACGAAAGTAACTGAAAATATGAAATTTACCCGATCTCTTTCGGGTTTTGATTGGTCGTTTCAAAATGAACAAGAAGAAATTGTCTTAGTGTGTGATTACTATGAAAAACAAACTAAGAAAGAAACAATTCTTAAATTATCGAATGGCCATTCAGTTACGCAAAGAGAGTATGATGAATTTTTGGAGGAGTGGGAAAAGCAAGGATTAATCGAACAACCTCCAGCTATTGTAAAAAAAAGACGCACAATGATAGAAAAAATAGTTCGCTATCGTTTTTGTGAAAGCGAATTACTGGATATGGTAGAAACAAATTATAAGTATTTACCCTTGGTGTTTGTAGATGGAAATAGTGTAAATCTTAAAGATGGCGGCTCTTATACACAAATGACCCGTCCCTATGTTTATCATGCAATGGGGATACAACGTCTTAAGAATTTAGCTGGCCAATCGTTAGGAAACGAACTTGAAAACACCATCCAACATAAATTCGTAGTGGCATTGGAATCTATCCCAACTGATTATCAAACGGCCTATCAGAATGTTCAAAAGGCAGATACCTTAATTTATAACCATTTCTTAGATACCAATAATCCTACTGTTACATTGCCACCCCCAAGGGAAATTGTACGAACTCCTATTCCGCCACAGATTACAGAGACATTTCGTATGTCAGATGAAATGACGCAAGTGATTTTGGGAAGTTATGATGGGGCTGCGGGTCAAAATAACGGGCAAATGTCTGGAATTGCTTTTGCACGGAGCGCTATACAAAGCAATAACGCTTCTGTTCCTTTTATTGTGGGCTATATAAAAGGACTTAATCGTGTTGCACAAATTATTGTTGATTTAATTCCGAAATATTATAGGACGCCTCGTAGTCTTCCTGTGTTGTTGCCCGATGGTAAACGCGAATATTTTGAAATCAATAAAAAAGGATCGTTGTATATGAATTATGATCCAAACAATTTACAAGTCAAAGTAGAGACAGGCGTTAATTTTGCTATGCAAAAGGAAATTGCATTGCAGACCATTACCTCATTATCTCAAGCATCTCAAACTTTCTCACAATTTTTTAATCAATATGGATTGCCCGTTCTTCTAGATAATATAGATATTCGTGGAATAGATGACTTAAAAGAAAAAGCGCAAGAATTTCAGCAACAATTGCAACAACAACAACAAGTGGCACAAAAGCAACAAATGCAACAGATGCAGATGCAAGCACAGCAGCAAGCGATGAGCATGCAGCAAGCACAAAAGGAACTCCAATCGCCAACACAAACGCAGATTGAGATCATGGCAATTCAAGAAAGAGCGAAGATTGATGCCGCCAATCTCTCGTTAAAAGAGCGCGATTCTGAAACAAAATTCCTTGAAGTTATCAGTAAAATAAGGAATTCTGATGTAGAAAATGAAATACGGTTAGCTGAAGTAGATGCAGAACAAGCCAGAACACAAGTAGATGCGGCTATTAATATCAGTAAACATCTCAATGAAACCATGAAAGGAGAAGAACATGAAGGAAGGTAAAAAATGGATTCAAGGCGCTGATATCAAAAAAGGCGCGTTACGAAAGAAATTAGGTATCAAGGAAGGCCATGATATTCCCGCCAGTAAATTAAAAAAAGCCGAACATAGCAAAAATCCAACAACAAGAAAGCAAGCCGTTCTGGCGGAAACGCTTAAGAAGATGAGAAAACGATAATGCCAATAGGATATCAAAAGCCATCTGTTGGTATTTTAAATCATTTTAAATCAACGAGAAAAATAGAGATGCCATTAATTAAAGGAGCGAAAGCCAAAACAAAGAAAGGATTTTCTGATAATATTAAAAAGGAAATGCAAGCAGGAAAACCACAAAAGCAAGCAGTAGCCATTGCTTACAGTGAAGCACGTCGTAGCAAAAAGAAAAAATAGGAGATAAAATCATGAAAAAAATGAAAAAAGATGGAAAAATGAAAGAAGAAAAGCGTCATATGGATGTAAAAGAAGACAAAAAGATGATTAAAAAGATGGTCAAAAAAAGCGCTATGAAGTAGATAGTTGACGAGTTTTAAAAAAGGTATATATTAATTTACACATAAATGACCAAGCATTCTAATTCTTGGGACGAATACGCACTCATGCGGAAAAATGAGCGAAACTCGATCGGATCGAGGTACCTACCGTCATCACACGGGTTAACCGTGATAAACAAGGAAGTTTACAAATGGAAGAGAATCAAGTCTTAGATAATGCTGTAGAAACTACAAATTTTGCGCCTGAAACGGAGAAAATGTTATCTCAATCTCAGGTGAATAAAATTGTACAGCATGAAAAAGCAAAAGCCGCTCAAACTATCAAGCGCGAAATGGAAGAAAGGCATCAAAGGGAATTGGAATCAATTCAATCCCAACAGCACCAACAGTCACAGCGAAATGAAAATGTTCCGCGTGATATGGATGCAAATGCTATCTACCAACAAGTGCAGGAAAGATTTAATCAAGAAATGCAACAACGTCGTCTCAAAGATGAGATGGATCGCGTGGCTACTTCTTATCTTTCTAAGATGGAACAAGGAAAAACGGCTTATGAAGACTTTGAGGAAGTAACAAAGGAATTTGACCCAGCAGCATTTCCGCAACTTACATATCTTGTTGCAGGAATAGACAATGCGGCTGATGTTATTTATGACCTTTCGCGAAATCCTTTAAAGTTAGCTGGACTTGATAGGTTGGCAGAAAAGAATCCACGTCAGGCGCAAGCTGAGTTATTAAAGTTATCTCGTTCGATAACCGAAAACAGGCAAGCACAATCTGATGAAAGTTCTCAATCTGTTGCTGAACCACTTGACCGTTTGCAATCTTCTAGAGTTTCTGGGAGCAATGGCAAGATGGGTATTCGCGATTTGAGAAAACAACCTTGGCTTAAAGGATAAGTCGCCTACTATATTCATATTGTTATTGCAAAAACTTTTTTATGGAAAAAGGAGCTTTGCAATGGCGACAAATATTTTACAACAAGTTATTACCTATAATGAATCAGGCCTCGCATTACTATTGAATAGTTTTGCATTTCTTAGTACGTCAAATATGAAGTTTCAACGCTTCAATGATGATATCCCTAAGAACTTAGGTTAACTGTCAGCCTCGCCAGTGAGTAATTGCTGGTAGTTACTGGGTGAACTCAGGGAAACTCTCACGTAGACAATCCTGAGCCAAGGCTCGAAAGAGCACGGTGCAACGACTAGAGCGAAAGCTCGTACACTCAAGTGAGTGGAAGCGCCCAGCCCCCGAAAGGGGTGAAGATATAGTCTAATCTGCCAGGTGACTGGTAGCAGCCGAAAGGCGGGTTAAGCGTAACGTCCTTAACTGAATATAAATGGATACAGTCAGTTTTGATTTACCACCTCGTTTCACTACAACGGCAAGTTTAGTTGTTACTTTCCAATCTGCTGTACAACGTGTGCAACAATTGACGGTGGATAAGCAAGCATCTACAGCTTATGAATTTACAGCCCAACAATTTATTTTTAATGTTCGCGATTACATGCAAGTTTTTGGTAAATCAGCGATTGCGGAATTGGGAACGCAGGTTGAATCGGATGTAGCGTCTTTGGCTGAAACTAATACTTTCAGATTTTATGGCGACGGTACAACCCCTATCAGTACTTACTTGCAGTTGGCCAATGCATTGGCATTTTTCCGAAACTTTGGTTCGGCAAAAGAAAATACAAAGGGTTATTTATCTGATTTAACGTTTCCGTCCATTATTAACTCTGGTTTGAATCAATTTGCGCTAGATCGTAATAATAAAGAAGCCATGAGCTGGGAAATTGGTAGATTTTCAAATTGCGAATGGTATCAATCCAACCTTTTGAAAACCCATACGGCAGGTACAGAAGGAAACGCCGGTACAGTATTAACGGTTGCGAGCGTTGTAACGGATGCCAACGGCGGTGTAATTCAAATTACTTTCAGTGGAACAACGTCCGCAAGCGATCCAAATTCCGTCAAAGCCTATGATAAATTTCAGTTTAATGACGGTGTTTCAGGATTTCAAAATGTACGTTTCTTAACATTTATTGGCCATTTGCCAAGCCAAAGCCCTGTACAGTTCCGCGCAACGGCAGATGCAGCGAGTACGGCTGGTTCTCAAGTGACGGTTAATATTTATCCAGCCCTTCAAGCCGCATCTGGGCAAAGTCAAAATATTACGTCCCCCATCGTACCTGGCATGCAAGTAAGCGTTCTCCCAACACATCGTTGTGGTTTAATAATGTCGGGGAATCCACTCTTTTTGGCAATGCCAAAATTACCCGAAGAAGTGCCATATCCTACTTCTGTTGCACAAGATCCAGATAGTGGAGCATCCATTAGGCAATATTATGGTTCGTTATTTGGTCAAAATCAACGCGGTATGGTGCATGACATTATTTGGGGAAGAACCTTAGTAGATGAATATGCCATGATGGTCGCATTGCCGTTATAATATATATGC